ACTTCCATTAGATTTTTCAGTTTATGTTCAATGAAATAATTCAATAATTTACCTTTAGCAGGTTTTACCTCATCATAGGTATTTATAATTTTAGTTTTGATATCATCTGGAATAAATTGTAAGTCAATCAAAGTCATATTACGAATATAGTTTACTTTAACGGTTTCTTCCAACAAGTTTTCCTCTAAACCAAGATATTTTTCAAGTATTGGTTTGGTAACTGGCTTCTGTCGTAAATCACGGACAAAACAATCACCAGGAGAAAAGATATTTGGTATACCATCGCCTTTGTCACCACGAATAATCTTTTCTTTTAATTCCAATTTTGGATTTTGAGATTTCACATATTTCTTTAGTGAAGGATTGTATTGTTTGACATTATCACCATATTGTTGTAACTGTAAAAAATCGCCATCACTTGATAATATCAAAATCTTTTCATGTGGTGCAAATCTTGGTACTAAAGTGCCAATAATATCATCTGCCTCTGCACCTTCAACATCAACAACTTTGTATGGAAAGTTTTCTTTGAGTTCCTGTTTCAATTTTGCAAGAATGTCAAAAATAAGATGCCAATCAAGGTCAGATTTTTCACGGTTCTTTTTTCTGCCGGCTTTATAAAACGGAAAATATTCTTTACGCCAATATTTACGATTGTCGCAACACAATACAACATCACCATAATCTTTTCGGAAGTTTTTTACATGAGTTCGTATAATATTTAACACCATGTGACGAATCAATGCTTCGTCTAGCTTTCCTTTGTGATTGGCAATTTGCGCCATCAATCCAGCCAATAATACCTGATTTAAGTCAATAAGAATCATAACAAACTTTCAAAAGTTTCAATAAGATACTATTGTATCACACTTCCTGTAATTTGTCAAATGTTTTTTGAATAAAAGTGTTGGAAGTGGTAGTTTTGCGGGCCAACACACCATACCAGTTTTCTGGTATTAATGAGGACATGTATTCTAAAGGTTCCGAAAAAACGGCATCAAATTTATCGACACCATAAATTCCTTTTTCATTTTCTTTAAATAAAATAACATGGTATTCTTTTCCTAAAGAATTGCCGCCAACAGGATCACCTGGATCTTTATATAAAGAGGCCTGTATATTAACTTTTTCTTCTGTATCGCCAGGTAAAAAGAAATAGGCATCAAACTCTTGACCTTTTAATTCTTTTAAAAATTCTAGCATTGTAATCCTTTAATGTGTGATTTTCTAACTCTTACCATTATCCATGTATTGTAATATTCATTACTTTCCATTACACCACGGACAAACTGTTCTTTTGCTTCAAGATAACCACATTCACCTTTAGATTTGCATAAATGAAGTATTTCACGGACAAATTTTTCATGTCCATATTCTAACACATCTTGCTGTAAGATGTCACTACTTCCGTAATAAGTTTGCCAATCAGATTGGCATTTATACCGTTTCTTTTTGCCTTTGACTTGTTTGGTTTTGGTAGAATAGAAAAATTTCTTACCTATGTATTTTTTGTTATTCGCTGTATTCGTAATGCAATAAACGAATCCGTAATTATCACCAATCAAGTCTTCCGTAAAATCTTGGCCTTTATATTGCCAGTTCAGTCCCATTCTCCAATGTCCATTTCATCATCTTCATCCTCTATATATTCTTCGGACAATTCTTCAATGATTTCGCCACAAAATGGACAATGTTGAGGTAACTCTTGTGATACCATTTCTTCTATGAATGATACATTGTATGTTGATTCACAATTTAAACAGTCACCTGATAATGTTTTATTAGTCATTGTTATTCCTTATTTTTATCAACCTCAAATAACTCAGTAGTTTTATCCAAAACCATCCTATATCTATCTCAAACCATTTTTCAGAGAGTTTTGCACTGCCTGGTTTATGATGGTGATTGTTGTGTAATTCTTCTCCGCCAATTATTAATCCTATTGGCAATATATTTTTTGACCGGTCTTTTGTGTTTGTGTTACGATAGCCAAACCAATGGCCAACACCATTGACAACACCTGCGGCCCAAAATGGAATCCATATCATTTGCACAAGCCACATTATAATCCCAATCCATCCAAACAATATTAAGTTGAGCATAAAGAGAATGCTAACGCCAAGTCTACTGTGAGGAGTGTATAGGTTGCGCTCAATCCAATCAGTAGGAGTACCAACGCCATATGTATCAATAAGCTTTTTATCTTTACTTGCTTTAACATATAAGAGAACTCCTCCAAATAGAACTTTCCAAATTCCGTAAACATGAGGTGAATGTGGATCACCAGGTTTCTCACAATGACTATGGTGTTTGCGATGAATTGCGACCCATTGTTTGGTGACCATACCTGTTGTCAACCAAAGCCAGAATCGCATTGGATGTGAAACCAAAGGACTTAATATAAGAGATTTGTGTGCTTGAGTTCTATGTAAATAGATTGTAACACACAGAATGGTAATATGCGTCATTACCAACGTGAGTAGGATTAAATACATTTATTTGTGGTCTATTGGTTCCCATTTTGCACACCAATAAAGAGGTCTTACTTCTGCTTTCCAATGTGTGCAATATTTTTTGTCCTCCACATAATACTCACAGTTGTTACATTTTTCTTTGCCTTTGGCTAAAGAATATTTTGGAGGTAAGTTTTTAGGAATAGGTTCTCCGTCTGGATACTTTCTCTCTAAAACTTCTCTAAGTGTTTTTAATGAGCCCATACATCACTCCAATCTCCAGATAAAGCACCTTTTGCATAATCGGTTGCACGATTTTCAAAGAAGTTTGTATGTGTGGGTGCGTTAATCATTTCCTCTACCCAAGGTAAAGGATTCTTCTTCACTTTATATATGCCTTTCAAACCAAGAGAAATCAATCTACGGTCGGCAATATAACGAATATATTTTTTAACATCTTCTGCTGATAAACCTTCCATTTGGCTCACACCAAAAGCAAGGTCAATAAACTTATCTTCAAGTTGAACCATCTTTTCAGCAATGGTATAAATTTTTGATTTTAATTCGTCATTCCAGATTTCACGGTTTTCTTCAACATATGTTCTGAACAATTTAATCATATTCTCAGCGTGCATTGTTTCATCAACAATTGACCAAGTAATGATTTGACCCATACCCTTCATTTTGCCATGGCGTGGAAAATTAAGCAACATAATGAAAGAAGAAAATAATTGCATGCCTTCTGTAAATGCAGAGAATACAGCAATATGTGTAGCTGTGTTTTCTTTTGTTGTATTTTTGGCTGAAATGTCTAACACATAATCATGTTTTTCTTTCATTTCAGCATATTCTAAAAATTCGTTGTAAGTTGTTTCCGGTAATCCAAGAGTTTCAATTAAATGAGAATATGCAGCAACGTGTAGTGCTTCACGAGCAGCAAATCCTGCTAACATCATACGAACTTCTGGTTGTGGAAAATATGGCAGATAGTTTTTAACGTAACCACCAGCAACGTCAATGTCACCTTGCGTAAAGAACCTAAAGATGTGGGTTAAAAATTGTTTTTCTTCTTTAGTTAATTTTTTCTTCCAATCTTTGACATCTTCAAGCATTGGCACTTCTGTATGTAACCAATGAGATTGCTCATGTTTTAACCATGCGTCATATGCCCAAGGATAATTGAATGGTTTAAAATATGTGCGATCCTGTGTGATGTCTAGTTCTTGTTTTTTAATCATTGTTTTCTCTCTTATTATGCGCTAAATGAAGAACCGCAACCACATGTGGCTTTGGCACCAGGATTCTTTACTACAAATCTCGATTCAAAATTTTTTTCAATATAATCTATTGTGGCTTCTTTCATATACTCCATCGACATATAATCAACAGCCACTTTTACTTCTTCTACATCAAAAACAAAATCAGTATCTTCTATTATGTTATCAAACATAAAATCATATTGAAAACCAGAACACCCGCCACCTTTGACGGAAATTCTTAAACATTTTATATCGGGGTCGTTTTGGTCAATAATTAGGTCTTTAATTTTGCTGGCAGCACTGGTGGTTAATTGCATCTGTTTTTTCTTTGTAATTATTGATTGCGGCTTTAATTGCATCTTCAGCAAGGATGCTACAATGTATTTTTACTGGTGGCAAGGACAATTCCTTAGCAATTTGGGTATTTTTTATTTGTGCAGCCTCATCTAGTGTTTTGCCTTTAACCCATTCCGTAACTAAAGAACTACTGGCGATTGCAGAACCACATCCATAAGTTTTAAATTTTGCATCACGAATGATGCCATCTTCTACTCTTATTTGTAGTTTCATTACATCACCACATGCTGGCGCACCAACCATACCTGTACCGACATTGATATCACCTGCATCCATTTTTCCTACATTTCTTGGATTTTCGTAATGGTCTATAACTTTATCTGAATATGCCATTTTACTTTTTAATTTTTGTTCGATAAAATTGTTTTGCTGTTAATATAATAGCAATTAACCAAGGCAGTTTCATTTCCGTCCAATCATGTAGGGGATCCACATATTGGTCGATAAATGGTTCTTTCATAATCATCTTTAATGCAACCACAAATAAAACAAAACTACCAATGAAAATTGCATTTGGATATTTTACTAAAAACTTACTTATAATTGTGCTACCAAATAATATTACAGGAACAGAGAATAACAATCCAAATATAACTAACCAGAAATTGCCATCTGCTGCGGCTGCAATACCTAGTGCGTTATCGATACCCATCACAGCGTCAGCAACAATAATTGTTCCTATTGCCGACCAAAAAGTGTCTTTGACATCCATTTTATGTTCTTCATTCATAAACGCTAGTTTCCAAGCAATATAAATGAGAGCAAGTCCGCCAATGAATTTCAAACCTGGTACCAATAGCAAATAAGAAAGTGTTACGATAGAAATAAAGCGAATAGCGATGGCACCCGCAGTTCCCCAAAATATGACTTTCTTTCTCAAATGTTCAGGCATTCTATTTGCTGCCATGCCAATGACCAAGGCGTTATCGCCAGCTAACACAATATCAATCAACACAATTGCAATAAATGCCCATAATAATTCAAACATACTATTCTCCTTTAACCTTCACAAGCAATACAGTCATTACCTTGAGCAATTTGCTCCATATCTAACTCTTTAATCACTTGGCGTTCAATCTTCTTAGATACTTTATCCGCTTTACCAATCTTTTCTGAACGGCAATAGTATAAAGTTTTTAATCCTTTTTTCCATGCCATAAAATGAATTGCATGAACATATTTAATGTGTGCATCTGGACGGAAAAATAAATTAAGTGATTGTGCTTGGTCGATATGTTCTTGTCGGTCAGCAGCCAAATCAATCACCCAACGTTGGTCGATTTCCATTGATGTTTTAAATACATCTTTTTGCACATCATCAAGTATATCTAAATGTTGCACAGAACCATCATTGGCAATAATGGAAGACCAAACTTCATTATACTGCTCTTCATCTTTTATTTTTTCATGAAGAATTTTATCAAGCCATTTATTTTTATTTAAGAATGCACCAGATAATGTATCTTGGCGATATGCGTTTGCACGATATGGTTCTATACTAGGCGAAGTATTCCCCATAATAATAGAACTAGAAGCGTTGGGAGCAATAGCCATGACATGGCTAAACCTGCGACCTGTACCGATGCAATCAGGAGCTTCACCTCGTTCTCTGCCCAATTCAAGATTTGCTTCATCTAAACCTCCACGAATATGTTTGAATATTTTGTTGTTGGTGACTTTCGCCATTACTCCTTCAAAAGGTATTCCATGCTTTTGTAGATAAGAATGGAACCCAAGAGCACCGATACCAATAGAACGTTCTCTTTCGGCACTATACTTTGCACGACCAATAACATCAGGAGCATTAGTGATGAAGTAATTAAGGACGTTATCAAGCATTTCGGCAACGTCTTTGAGAAATAATTTGTCAGATTTCCATTCATCATAAGTCTCCAAATTTAGGGAAGATAAACAACACACAGCTGTTCTTTCTTCATTAGTGGGCAATATAATTTCAGAACAAAGATTTGATTGGTGAATCTTTAATCCTTTATCTTTCAGCCATTGTGGTAAATGTCTATTGCTAGTATCGATATAATGTATATATGGTTCACCTGTATGCATCCGCAATTCTAAAATTTGTTGCCATAGATGTTTTGCTGAAACTGTATCTCTAACTTCACCAGAGTGTGGGTCTTTAAGATGCCATGTATCATCCGCTTCGGGATCCAACATACATTTTTCAATAATGTGCATGAAATCATCGGTGATATTGATGCCATGATGTAAATTCAGGCACCTCACATTGGGGTCGCCTGTTGGTTTACGCATCTCTAAAAAAGGAATGATATCAGGATGAGATATATCAAGGTAAGCGGCATAAGAACCACGCCTAGTGCGACCTTGGCGATAGGCAAGAGAACTCGCATCGTAAATCTTGAGGTGTGGTAATACACCAGTAGACTTATCATCAGCAGCGCGGATACCAAAGCCAATACCCACGCCGCCACCGAGCATAGAAAGCCAATTTGTTTCGGATAAGTTGTCAACTAATCCCTCCGCAGTATCTTCAATATAGTTAAGAAAACATGATATAGGCATCCCACGCTTACTACGGCCAAAACTAAGAATGGGAGTAGAATAAGAAAGCCAATGTTTGCTGGCGTATTCGTATAACCTTTGTGAATGCTCTCCGTTAGAGCCAAACGCTTTGGAGACGAAGGCAAGTCTATGCTGCGGAGATGTTTCATCTTCTCGCATGTATGATTCTTGTAGTCTTTTGATTCCGAGTTCATCAAATAATTTATCTCTTTCTAAATCTATCTTAATACCTAGATATTCCATTTTCACCTACTGTTGTTATTGTTATTGACAAAACTTCTACTACTAAATCTTTTTCCAATTCACGAATTCTACTTTCGCTCTCAAATTGAGAAAGGTATTTTTACTTATGATATCGTGAATTTCATCCGGTGAAAACCCAGCTAAAACCATATCATTAATGTCCTTTTCTTCTACCATTTCAGGCCAAATAACCACGTTATAGTGATTATCTATTGCCTTCTCTATCTTATTAACGATTTCTTTGTTACGAGGTTCATTATCAAAGATAAGAACTACTTTGGATTTATCCAATATATCGGTGATTGATTCTAAATTAGAGTCCGCTGTAGCCACAGCATTCTCTAAGAACATGGAATCAATTGGTCCTTCTACAACATATATTGGTTCATCCTGGTTGATCCTATCAAGTCCAAATATCTTATGGTTGTCTTTGTGTATCTTAATTGTGATATATCTTAATTTTGATTCACCTAAGGCACGACCTTGAACAGCAATTAAATTTTTATCAGCATCATAGAAAGGAATAATGAGGCGTTTGTCCTCTCTAATAAGTCCTTCTTTTGGAATTCCTAAACTTTGTATGAAGTTTGCAAAATCTTCTGCATAGTATAATTGTGAAAGAAAGGCTTCCGGTATTTGCCTTGATTTAACATATGCTTTTGCAAAATGCGCTTCTGGTAA